GTGCTGTTAGTGGTGTTATACCCGTTGCCCGAGTCGCCGGTTTGGAGGCCAGCCCGAGTGGAGGCCGTGAATCCGGTCGATTGGTACATCGCAACATGGTTTGGGCTGCTGGTCGCCCATCTCCACTGAACGTACAGGTTGCCCTTACTAACCGCGCACTGGCGACCGCTATCAACCGTCGAGATCGTCTCATCGACAGTCCAGCCACTCAGCCCACCAACATACGTCAGCAGGGCAGCAAAGAAGTCTTCGAGGTCCGTTGCGCTTCCTGTGGTCTCAGCCATAGATCAAGTCTCCCGGAGGAACTGGAAACCGTCAGTGTTCCGATAGGTGCCGTTTGCAAACGCCCGGTATACCGTTCCGTTGTCGGTGAGGGTGTCTTCAGAGGTGACGGTGGTAGCTCCGCTCGCACAGGCCCAGTAAACGCCGTCGAGTTCGCCTACGATGCCGACCTCTTCGGTGACTGCGTTACTGAGTATCACTGTCGCCGGGACCAGTATCCGTTTCTCGCCCCCCGTATCGGGCGTCGGCATGAGAATATGCTCAGGGATGGCTGAGTACGAACCGGCCTGTTGGATAAAGCTGCCCCAGCCGACCATTCCGTTGCCGACGTTCTCAGCTACGATCTTCACATCAGGTCCAGCATCGTTCTCAGGCTGGCCGACAGGATAGACGACGTAGATACTTTGACTGGACTTGGATGAGGATCCGGTGGTGTATCGCTGGTTCATCACCGGCTTCCAGTTGCCATCGTTGTGGCGATAGAAGCCAGGACCATCTCCGTTAGCAGGACCAATCGCCCAGGTCAGCCCAGACATCTGGTACGCCGGGTCGTTGGCGTTCCACGCCTTTTCCTCATCAGCCATTGACCCGGCCACATAGATGGGGTACGGGTACTCAGAACTCGTACCAAAGGCGTTCAGCAGTCCAAGATAGCAGCTAGAGTACCGAGGCGTAACAGTGACGGTGTTATAGAGCTTCGCCATGACGATGATTCGTCGAGTAGTGGCGAAGAACCAGTAGTCGATCGCGGTGCCGTCGTTGTCCTTTAGGTACATCCCCGCAACGTCGATGCTGGTTCCGGTCGTGACGCTGCCGTCCGATGCACTGACCGCATTCGGGTTGATGTTCGGCTGCTGCCACCATCCCAGAGCACCGTTGTAGGAAGTGGCCCCAAACAGCAGCCAGTTCTTTCCGGTGTTCACGCCATCGACGACGCTGTAGGTTCGCACACCGACGTAGGTGTTAGTCGTCGTCTCTTCCCACCAGACCACTCGCTCCGTCGAGGAGTCGAGAGTGGCGTCATCCAGGTTCTTCGTCCAGTTGCTCACCTCCATCGTCAGATCGAAGGTGGCGCTGGAGCCGGTTCCGCCGGTCACTGCGTTCGCAGTCAGGGTCGGATCTACGCTGTATGCACCACTATCATAGATCCGCGCCCCGGTGATCTCGCCGCTGCCCCCAACGCTGGTCACGATGATCCTGGCCGCCTTCGTGGACGTGCCGCCCGCGACGGTCAGGATGTCGTCTACGACGTAGCTCGTACCGGCTGCGTTGATCGAGATCGTCGCAACATGGTCGCCCGTGATGAACTCGTCGAGCTTGTCGAGGAGATCCTTGTAATCGGTAGAGGTGCCTCGGGATAGTGCCATATCAGCCCAGTGTACCCAGTTCTTTCTGGATCAGGGATCGGTTCTTCCTGATCTGGTTGAGGATGATCTGACCGCCTTCGGACGTATCCATCGCGCTTCGGGCGGCATCGGGGGAATCGACGTTGACCACCTGGACGTTTACCTCGGGGGCCGGTGCCTGGACAACCGTGGTCTGCCCTTGGGCAGAGCCCGCAGCGGCGAGAGCGCCGATCGTCTGGTCGGTCGGAGTAATACTACCCGTCTGGCCGGGCGTGAACAGCTCGGGACCTTCCTCACCGACGATGAATGGCTTGTTCGCCATCGCCATAGTAGATCCGTCCGCAGCCGCGCCCACGTTCGCCAGATCCCCGAAGAAGGAGCCCACCGGGCCTCCGAGTCCCGAAGCGGCCTGGAGAGCCTGGAGAAGCAGCAGGCGCGACACGAGCCGGGCGATGTCCTTCAGGATGCCGCTGGCGAAGTCCCGGAAGGTGACGGATCCTCCGGTAGCGAAAGCCACCAGGGCGTCCTCCGCAGCCGAGAATGCGTTGACGAAGGCGCTTTCGGCCAGCGAAGCCACGTCATTCAGCGACTCCGAAACTTTCTGCATCCCGGTCACGAGGCCGTCGGAAACCGTAGTGCCCAGCTCGGCTTGCTCCAGCTTCACATTACGAAGCCCCTGCTCGTACTGCTCCAGGGTCAGGAACCCTTGGGCAAACGCCTCGCGGATCAGGGCCTCCTTCTCGACAAGCTCTTGGCCCACCGGGATCAGCTCCCGCTGAAGTTCCAGGAAGCGAGAGAGCTGATCGTTCCTGGTGATGAGCGCAGTGATCTCTTCCTCTTGCTCGGCGCTGACTCCTGAAAGCCCAGCTTCGGCGAGCTGTTGGTTGAGGTTCAGGATCTCGCGCTGAATGTCCGCCTGTAGCTGTCCTTGCGTAAGGGCCGTTTCCAAGACGGTCTGTTCGTTCTGAAGCTGACCCAGCAGCTTGCCGACCGCTTCCGCCTGCTGGGCGGCAGCGGCAGCGATTAGCTGGCGCTGCTCTACCTCTTTGGCTCTGCGCTCCTCGGCCTCTCGGGACTGAGCAATAAGTTCGGCGTCAGCGAACAGCCCGCCCACAAAGCCCAAGACGGGGTTTGCGTTGAAGGCTTCCGAAAAGGCCAGTGCCGCCGTGTCGCCGATCTCTGCAAAGGTCCTCCCAGCGGGCTCCTCAAGTCGAGGAATGATCTCGTTGAAGAAGTTGTCGTCGAAGTTCTCTTTGAACTTTCCACCCAGATCGCTGGTGGCGTCCTCGAACGCGCTACCGATGGCTCCTGCTGCCTGCACAGCCAAGTCCTTGGCTCGACCGAAATCACGGGAGAACAGCGCGTCGAGTGACTGCCCGAACAGGCTAACGGACTTGCTGACTCCACCGATGAAGGTGGTAAGAATACCGGCTCCCGTCTTGACGATCGCCAAGATAGTTCTCGGCAGGAACTCCAGAGCCGACGCGGCGAAGTTGACTGCTTTTCGGAAAGCGCGGTCGAAGATGTCGGGGATGTCGAGGATGATGGAGCCGATAAAGGCAGCCACGCCAGCAACAATGCCAGCCAGCACGTCGAAGATCGAAGCGATGAACTCGATCGCAGTTCGGAAGTCAAGCGTTAGGCCGCCCAGGAACTCCTGCACGACATCCAGTGCCGGGCCGAACGTCCTGTCGATTGACTCAAGGATGAACGCGAAAGCCCCGGACACTTGGTTGCCGAATGCTGTAAAGACATCGCCCAGCGTGGCAACCGAGTCTTCGGCCAGCTTGATTCGATCTCGGAACACGAACAACGACGTGATGATCGCCGTAAGGGCGACGAACAGGGCACCGATTGGGTTAGCTGCAATCGCAGCCGTCAGCGCCCGGACACCGGCTCGGACCTTGGCAAGCGATCGAGTGAAGATGTTGGCCTGTGCGTTGGCGGCAGCCGTGGCACTGGCGAGCCGAGTTTCGGCAGCCGTCTGCGCCGTGGCCGCAGTAGCGGCAGCCTCGTGTGCCGCTGCAAGTCGAGTCTGCGTGGCCTGAGCGGCAGCCGAGGCATCCGTCACCGCGCTCGTCGCAACCGCAAGACGGGCCTCTGCGGCAGTGGCTTGTTCAGTGGCGACTAGGACGCCCCTGCGTGACGCAGCCACGTTTGCGTCCGCGATGGCGACACGGGCTCGAACGTCAGCCAGCGTGCCCGAGAGCGGGATATTGGCCCGGTCGGCCTCGGCTTGTGCTAGACCGGCTTGCGCTGCCTGTAGGTTCGCTTGAGCCCCAAGGACTTGGATGTCTATCTTGGCCTGTTCCGCCGCTAGTCTTTGGACGGCGGCGGCAGATGCCGCTACATCGGCTTCGGTACTGGCGACTGTCGCCTGGGCTTTTTGGACCTCTGCACCAGCAGCCGTCAATGCGGCAGCCGCCTGATCTCGATCAAAGATCGCCTTTTGCCGGGCAGCTTCCGCCGATCCAAGGATAACCACCCTGCCTGCCCTCGCAGCGGCCCGTAGCTCGACGAACGCCTGAATAGTGGGCGCTAGTCGCAGAGCACCGAATGTAGTGCCCAGGACGACAAGGCTGCGTACCAGCGCGTCCACATTGTTGCCGACAAAGCGGATCGCAGCGCCAAGACCACGCAGGAGACCAGTTCCTTCGTTCAGCTCACCGAAGAAGACGGTCAGGTTGTTACGCAGCACAGTGAATGACTGCGACAGCGTGGGGATCGTCTTGGCGAAGTTCTGCTCTAGCTCATCCTTGGCGTTGCGGAACGCCTCGATGATCACCTCGCCGGTAATCTTGCCTTCTGCGCCGAGGGTTCGCAGCTCGCCACGAGTGATACCCAGCTCCTTGGCAATCACGTCGGCCACGGCGGGAAGCTGCTCTAGCGTCGAACGAAGCTCATCGCCGCCCAGTCGGTTCGCAGCGATACCCTGTGAGAGCTGGATCAGACCGTTGTTGGCCTCTTTGGCCGACGCGCCCGACAGGATAAGGGCTTGGTTGATCGACTTCACAATCCCCAGAAGATCGCCGCCATCAACTCCCAGCTCGCGGGTAGCCAGACCAAGGCGCTGGTACAGGATCACCGTACCCTCGAATGCGGTACGGGTCTGGTTCGCTACACCGAGTAGATCGCGTGTGGTCTTGACTAGCTGCTGCTGCTCAGGCACAAGCAGCCGCAGACGGTTCTGAAGGTCCGTCAGCGAGTCCGCAAAGTTGACGATCTCCTTGATGGCGAAGCCCACCGTCAAGAAGGCGAACGCCCTCTTCAGGGCCGTCTGCACCCGGTTCGCCGAAGTCTCTACACGCCCAAGCTGGCGCTCGACAGCCTTCCCGCCTTGGGTGGCTCCCTTCGGGTCGATGATGACGTTGATTCTGAAATCGGTCATCTGGGCTTCGGTTGCTTCACTTTGTTGCGGCCAACGGGAACTTCAGGCTGGGCGTTGGACCTACGCGCCCTTGTTTGCTGGTCAGCCGACCATTCGACGTATGCCGAATCCATGTGTCGAATGACGGCTTCAAACAAGGGCAGTATACCCGAGTTTAGCCCTGCCTCATAGGCGTACTCTAGGATCTTGCTATGGGGGATTGGACCCATCGCAAAACCGATCGACCGCTCAGTGGTGAGCCGCCAGAACGCATTGTGATAGAAGAGATCCCAGCTCTCCAGATCCGGCTCGTCGCGGAACCACTCTGGAAGGCTTTTGTAGGGGACGCCGCGCTCTATCAGCGTGTCGATCGAGTGACCGTCACGCTGATAGCGCAGCTCCCATTTCAAGTATCGCACCAAGCGGTCTTGGACCGCTTCGATGTCTTCCGCCTCTAGTGCGTCAGGATCGAAAGTTGTGCAGCTCGTTGCAGTATGCCCTCAGCTCGTCGAACTCGTCGATCGGAAGCTGGGACAGCAGCTCGCGGGCAGCCTCTTCGGAGTAGGCGACCTCTTCCCCGGTGGCGTCGTCGATCCAGCCGCCCCAGTTGCCCGTCAGGACGAACTTCGGATACAGCTCCCGGTCCTGGTCCCGGTTCTCTTCGAGCATCCGAGCGTCGATCTTGCCCTTGGTCAGACGGCGACGGTTCTTGGCCTGCTGGGCCAGTACCGCGTTGATGTAGGGGCGGTTGACCTCGCCAACAGGGCGAACCTCGATCCACGGCACCATCGTCGAGCCGTCCTCCAGCTCGAACTCCAGCGAGAAGAACTCGTAACGGGCGGTGGACTGCCGGGTCACTTCCTCGGAACCGGCGAGATTGCGAAACTTCATAGTGGGGTATTGTTGTGTTTGAGGGTAGCGGGGCGGACGCCCAGTGCGCCCGCCCCCTCAGTCTAGCTCACTGCGGGACAGTCGGGAAGAGGCTGATCCCGATCGAGGTTCCCAGAGTGGTGTCCTGGAAAGCCTGACCGCTCAGGTTGACCAGAACCGACTCGTTCACCGGGAACTCCTTGTCGCCGCCGCCCAGCGTCATCGAGGGGATGTCGAAGGCGATGGCCCCATCACCGTTCTCCAGGATGAAGTCCATCGTGACGGTCGTGTTGTTACGAACGGCAGAGGTCACATCGGAGTTGGTGAAGAGAACCTGGGCTTCCAGGTCCACCTGGAAGATACCCGTGTTCAGGGCGAACGCGCCCAGGGTTCCCAGGCACTTCTCGGGCGAGACGTTGTTGTTCAGCGTCAGCGTCACGTCCTTGAAGCAGGTGGTCAGGCCCGTGGTGTCCTGGAGCAGTCGCAGTCGAGCGATGTCCGAGGAGGTGTTGAACGCGGTCGTCTGGACCGGATCAAGGGCGCTGGAGGCACCCGACTTGCGGGTGGTCGTGGGGACCTCGGTGTCCGTGCCCACGAACCCGAAGGTCACGGTGGACTTGTCGGCCAGAGGCAGGGCGATAGCCATCGTGTTAGCTCGGTTGCCCTTCGAGTATTCGTACTCGTCCGTACCGATGCTGTCGAGGTCCGGGTAAGCGGCCTCGAACTGGAAGCTGCGCTCCAGGAAGTCAGCGTCGTCCACGGCCACGTTCTTCAGGAAGCGCCCGAACAGCAGGTCAACGGTGTCGCCCGTACCCGCGTCGTTGACGATGCCCGAGGTGAGCTTGTCGAGAGTCAGCGAGCCAGAGGCGACCGCCGTGACTCGACCGTAGCCCGAACCGCTCGTCGAGAACGAGGTGCCCGCCGTGAGGCCGCCAATGTGAACGAACTGACCAACCGAGATGACGGTGGTGAGGTCGATCGGCCCAGCGTAGGTCAGCGTTCCGGTCGAGCCCGACACGCCGGTAAGGGCGAAGTCGCTGGACTGCCCACGGATACCGGCGGTCTCCAGCGTAGCGTTGGAGGGCGGCGTCTCGGTGGTGAGGTCCGTGCTCACGACGACGGTGGTGGCGGTGGCGGACGAGACTTCGTGCAGGCCGTTGTTGGCCGCGTTGGTGAAGCCTCGCGTGAAGACCAGTTGCTCGGCGGACAGCGTGGGACCCGACGGGACCGTGAAGGTCTCGGTGGTTCCGTCAACGGCTGTCGGGTTGCCGATGGTGTCGCCCTGGAAGTTGGCAAACACGAAGCCCTCGGAGAACGCGATAAAGGCGTCCAGCGTCAGGTCGTGCTCGAACTCAGCGGCGGACTCCAGATCCGTGACGGTGCCTTTCTTGCGGCCACGGTCCTTGGAGATGGGCTCTCGGGCGACGGTGGTGATGGTCGCACCGAAGGTCGAAATGTCGTTGGGCTCAAGCAGATACCAAGTAGTACCCGCAACGCCTAGCGAGGTCTCGATCGTGTATGCGAGCGAGATGTTGTTGGTTTTTACGATTGCCATTGTTGGGCTCCGGGTGGTTATTTGGTTTCCAGGTACTTACCAAAAACTTCGACGTTGAACTGTCGGGACTTGTCGCCATCCCTGATAGGCAGCTCGGTAATCACTCCGTCGTTCAGATACGCTTCGGGATCGAGGCGGACTCCCTCGAAGATCGCCCGAGCTGCTTGCGCGTAGGTGGCCCCTGTCTTCATGCCTCCGGTCACGGGGACGAAGACCTGGACAAAGATCGAAAAGTCTCTTTCGTACTTTCTATCTCCTACAGCTCCTAGAGACGTTTGACCGCCTCCGGTGTTTCTAACGCTCAGTCGAGCCCACTCGATGTCGGGGGCAGGCTCCGTGAACGGATGACCCTCGTAATGCACATAGCTCGTGGACGACCAGTTCGCGTAGAACCGATCATACACTGCCTTTCGCACTTCTTCAGGAGTCATCTGGTGTTAGTAACTGTTTGCCGCACCGCTGCGAGGATTGAAGCCTGGACGTAGCCAGCAGGCGCTTGCTTCGAGCTGCCGCTGTTCAGTTTCTCGATGTACGGTACGTTGTTGGTCTGATGGATGGTTGGGCCGGTGCGGTAAGCAGTGACGATCTCGGCAAGCCCAGTTTGCTGGACTCCGGTGTTCAATCGCCCTGCTTCCGCATCTTCCCTTGTTCCTGCCGTGCCCTCGAAGGGGGATCCGATGTTGGGCACCCAGTTAGCTCGTGCCCAGCCCGTGTCTACCGGAGTTCGCTTGATGAGTTCAGCGTTGATGTTCAGCGCGAGGCGCTTGATGAACTTCGTGGTGAACGCATCGAGGTCACTGACGACGACACGGACTGAGCGACTAGCCATCAGTCGAGATGGTCCTCCCCATACTCGGGAGTCTCGACCTCAAGCTCCTCTTCCTCTTCTTCGAGGATCGGAGCCTCTTCGATCACTTCTTCAGGCTGCTCGACCGCGCAGGCATCGCCTTCGAGGGTGCCAATGCACCCCTCTCGCCAGAGCTTGTCCAGGCGATGACGCGGCACGTCCCTACGAGCATCGAACACGCCACCGGCCTCATACACCCGTCCGCCATAGCGGAAGGTGCAGAGGACGGCGAACGAGCGCACGCGGTAGGGAGCCCTGCGGTCAGAAACAGACATCAGGCAACCGCGTTGATGAGGATCGAGCCCAGCTCGGGGGCGATGACCTTCTGGTCGTACGCCGATTCGATCTCGATGCGGCGCGACGAGGTGTGCGGCATCTCGAAACGCTTGACGCGAGTACCAGCAGCCGAAGCACCAGAGAAGCCCTGCCACGCGAAGGTGTAGCCCGCCGAGGGGGTGTAGCGACCCGGACGCTCCGGGACGTACAGCATCAGCAGGTTCTTCCCGTACAGGAAGTCGAAGTCATCGGTAGCGCCCTCGACCGCCGCGTTGTAGATCGCGGACGGAACCAGGATGCGATCGACCTCAAGCAGCTCGGCAAGGTTCTGCTGGAGAACCTTGGCCGGGCCGCTGGTCTGACCACGGTTGAGGCGGTCAACGAGATCCGGGTGGTTCTTGAGCTGCTGCCACACACGCGGACCCATGACGATGGTGTTCGGGGCGAAGCCCGTGTTCTCCATCATGTCCACACGCTTGGACTCCAGGAGACCCAGAGGGTCTGAGTCGGCGTAGTCGCTGAACTGGTCGGTGCCAGTAAGCGTCTGCTCATTGTCCCAGATGCTCGCTCCGAAGAAGGTGCTGGCCCAGTTGCGGTCGCGGTTGATGCGAGCCGCCTGAGCGAGAAGCATGGTGGCCTCAAGATCGAGATCCACCTCCTCGTCAGCGTTCTCCTCCGTCTGCTCGTCGATGTCCACAGCAAGGCTGTAAACGTCGGCGAAGTACGGAGTCGTCGAGGTGCTGTAGCCGATGGTGCTCGACTCAGCGCCCGGAGCACGCTTACCCATCTCGTCTCGCTGGAACGAGCCGCGATCGTAGGTGCGGTACAGGTCAGACTGCTTGTTGACGGGAATCACCGGGAACACGGAGTCCGCGATAAAACCCTCTTCGGACATGACCGCAACGCTCATGTTGGTGAGCGTACGGTCAACGTGAACGGCGCTGGGAGTCGGCTGCGCCTTCGTAACCGGCTTGTTGAAGTTCATTGTGGTTTACCTCCAGGATCAGGCGAGGATGTGCTCGCTGAGAAGCAGCACTTCGATGATCTCGCCAGCAGCGGAAGCCGCCTGGAGAGCAGTGCCTTGGACATGATCGCCCGAAGCCGCAGCGATGGCGCGGCCCGAAGCGTCGGACTGGACCTTGGCGTCCTGGGACACAGCGGCCCCAGCGACAACCTTGACGATTTGACCGTCGCCGGAAGCGACCTCCACAGCCTTGCCAGCGGCATCGGCAGGGGTGATCAGCACACCAGCGCAGGAGCCGCCAGCGGTGTCCTGTTGGACAACCTGACCGCTCGACAGCTTGACGAAACGGAACTGCGCGGAAGACAGGTCAGCACCCGCCTCGAACGTGAAGCTCCGCTTTTTGTTCATGGAAGCCATAGTGGTTTCTCCTTGGTTTTCAGCGGGTCTGAGCGTAAAGGGAACGACCCTCGGCGGTGCTCAGGACCGCGAAGAGAGCCTTATCGGACGACTCACCAGTCTCTTCAGCACGCTTGCTGACGAGATCGGCGAGCTTGGACTCGGCATCAACAGCCTGAGCCGACTTTGCAGCGGTCCCGAGGGTCTGGAACGCGGCACTACCGCGCTCGTTCGCAGCCTTCAGGATCTCGCCCACAGCGCCACGGACGGACTCATCAGTGATGGTGTCCACCGCACGCAGCAGGGCCATCTTGGCAACATCGTCGCCAGGAAGATTCTCCAGCTCCGACTCAGCACGCTTCGCAAGCAGCTCGTCAGCGCGAGCGGCTTTCTCGACGGCCAGTTCACGGGTGGCCTCATCGGCTTGCTTGGCAAGACGAATCACCAGATCACCCGCGCTCTTGCGGATCTCAGTCCCGTCGATGCAGGTGTAGGCGACCGGATCGGCCTCCTGCGCCTTCTCGACAAGGCGCTGACGCTCCTCATCGGACTTGGTAACGAAAGCATCGCGCTCCTCACCTTCGGCGAGGTCATTGGCGAACTCCTTTTGGGCGTCGGTCAGTTGACCGTACGCCTTGGCGAGCTGCAACTCAGCCTTGAGGGCGTCAAGCTGCTCATCGACCGCCTGCTCGCTGACGGCATCGGTTTGTTTGGTCATGGTTTCTTCCTCAGTAAGACCTTTGGAACCGGCATCAGGACCGGCGGAATCAGACGATTGGGTCATGCTAACTTGATGGGTATGCCCATCGGCCATGCCGATAGTGACCTCCCCATCATCGTTGAGAACCCACGGATGATGATGACCCATCTCGTCATCCGGGGCGTAGTCGTGGGTGCTCTGCCCACCCTGGTCATCCACATGGATGAGGTGGGAGTGACCGTTTTCGACGGACAGCAGGTGGAACGCCCGCTTCTCCGTCTTCTCTGAACGGAACTGCTGGTTAGCCACCGCAGCCCGTTGCTCGTCTTTGGGGAACTCCTTGCGGGCTTCTTCATCAGCCATGAAGCGGCTCACGAAGTCCTGCCGAGATTCGCCGTCCTTGGGCGACGGGAGACGCTTCATCGTCTCCTCTCCCTTGCTTGCACGGGGATGGTCCTTCGGAAGAAGGTCATTGTCCGTGGTGTATTTCGAGTTCTTGGGCGAGCCCGTCTTGACCAGATGCAGGAAGGCGTTGACGCGAGCCATCGCCCACTGGTTGCGGGACTGAGCGCGGGCGCTGGTCGAGTAGGCACCGGCACCGCGCCGGTAGACCGCCTTGAGCATACCCAGCGTCACCTTGCGCTCGCTGCCCTCGTTATGCTCGCTGACCTTGTTCTTGAGGCCCGTCTCGACAGCTTCGCTGATCGAGATACCTCCGCGAGAACTGCTGGCCGACCCCTCGGGGTTCTTATCACTGCCGCTGCGGCCAGTGCCGGGCGGGTCCTCGGCCTTGGTGTCGTAGCCCTTCTCCTCATCGGAGTGGTAGCCCTTCTCCTCGTCCTCTTCCTCGTCCTCGTGGCCGGGGTAGTGACGCTTCAGGATGGTGACTTTGGCGTGAGCCTGAGCCGGGAAATCAACGCCGCTGATCTCCTCCAGCTCGAACTCCTCCATGATCCTCTTATTATTCATGCGGGCACGTCCTTCAGTCGCTTACCGCCGATGCTGAATCCACGCAGCTCGCCGGTCTTGAACTTTTCGAGCATGTCGTCGTCCGGGGCCATGCCGATGATCAGCCCGGTACGGTCGGGGCTTTGGATGCCCAGGGACTTGGCGATCTCGCCAGTGAACGGAAGCATGAACACGACAGTTCCACGGTCGCCAGAGACGTGCATCTCCCTAGCGACTCGTGCGCCTTTCGCAAAGTTCGTGGCTGCCTTCAACATCGAGTGCTCAGGGATGTGGTCTCCCTGAAGGTCGAAGTAGGGCTCACCCATCTCCTTGCAGATAATCGCCCAGCCGAAGACAAGCCCTAGCTCGTCGTGGACCTTGGCGACTTCACAATGAAGCTGAAATGAATCCGTCATTCCCCCAGCATTTGATACTACCGCATCCCCCTCCGTCAAGTCCGTATTTTCTGAATCTGAATAAGCGTCATCCTGGAGGAAGATGTCTTCCGAATCGCTGCTGTGTTCGCGGATATCTCGCGGCCCTTCGTGGCTGAACTTCAGCACCCCTTCCTGTCGCAGAACGCCGTTCGCCCAGCGGCGGCCAGCGTCACCACCCCAGAGCAGCCAAGCGATAGCGCCAGCTCCCGGCTCACCGGATTCCGTGCGGCTGTCTTTGTTTTGTTCATGCCTCTCGAAGAAGGCCCGCATCCGGCGAATGGTCTGTAGCGACAGGCTCTTGCCGTTCGCCAAGTCCCGCGCCCTTGCGACCCCAGAGCGGATACCTTGGCGGCCAGCTTCTTGCGTCGAAAGGCCACCACGGCCATAACGCTCGCGCATCTCAAGTCCGCGCTTGGCGTTGCTCTGTACGCCCTTGGGCGGCTTGTAGGATTTCTTGTCTAGGTCTTCCATCAGACTTCAGCGGGAACGGCGTCAATAGCGAATCGCGTCGTGAGGACGCAACGGCACTGGATTGTTTCTGATCCCGGAGCGTCAATGTCTCCCGGATACTTGATGAGGTTGCCCGCTCCTGAAAGGAAGGGCTCTCCGATGGGGCGTTGCTGCCCGTTCATAAAGGAGTGCGAACTGCGAACTCGCTCGTCGGACGCAGTAACCCACTCCTGTACCAGTTCGTCCTTGTCGAGCAGCCCATCAGTGATGGCCTGTCGGTAGGCCGCCTGCGCCCCCTCGTGGACCGCACGCAGCGCCTCGGTTCGAGCGATTACTTCGCTTCGGTAGCTAATATACCGCTCGCGGTAGCGATCCACCATCCTGTTGATCTGATCGCTTGTAAGAGGACGATCACCGGACACGGCGGCCCGCACACTAGGATCAAACCTGCGGTCGCGCAAAGCTCGTTGCAAAGCAGCAGCATCGCCTTCCTCCAGCAATCGGCGATAGTTTAGTACGGCCTGCACCTGCCGACGGGTCAGGCCAATCGACTGACGGAAGAGGAGTGCCTGCTGCCGGGGGTTGAGCCCCTGCGCGATACCCTCGACCATCGCAAAACGGGTAGCGAGTCGCTGCTCCCGTGTGAACTGCTGAACCAGCCTGAGCTGGTTCTGTCTCATTCGTTCGACAGCTCTGTTGTTCGTACGGTCGAAACTCACGACCACGTTGATAGAGTTGCCGATGAAGCGCATCGTGTCGTCAGCCGACAACAGGTACGCAGTAGAGAAGCCGTTGGCAAGGTTGGCCGCAGCCAGCTCTGCTGCGACCAGTGCCTCATCGAATCGACGTGCCGCCAGTAGCTCCTCAAGCTCCTGGAGCTGCCACCGATCCTGGATCTGCGTAACGGTTTCGAGGAAACGACGACGGAACAGCAGGCCCGTCGTTGCGAGCAAGCCTTCGATGCGTTTCGGGTCGTCTTCCTTCTCAGCCATCAGGCCCTCACAGCGGCGATGTATGTGGCGGCGTCGGGGTCGCGCTCAACGGGGCCGACGATCTCGAACGTCTGTCCTTCGATGACCACTCGATCATCGGGTTCGGGCACGATCCCATTCGGCAGCGTGCCTGCCAGAATCAGAACCACCCGAGAGCCCTGCTTGATTGCGGTGCCGGGCGTGCGGCTGGCATCGTATGTGTCCAGGATCCCACGGCAGGTGTATGTGCGCGTGGTCTCTGGGCGGGCTCCAGTCAGATCGGACGGGTCGATAGCGCCCACGCGGATCTTGTTCAGACGAACGGGCAGTAGACGGGAACCAAGTGCCTTGGCTACCCGCTCTGCGATCCGTGCTCCGAAAAGATTGTTACCCATTAGGACAGAGGCTCGTCGAGGCTGTAGGTGTCGCAGTCGTCAAACTGCGAGGTGTCGGAGGTTCCAAACGCAGACGGCAGGCCCTTGCCGCCGTAGCCGCAAAGGTACTCGCGGATCCACTCCATGACCACGATCGGGAACCTAGTCAGCCCATCGGTGCCTAGCACACCACCAGGACGGAAGAACTCGATCTCGACGCTACCGGCTTTGTATTTCTTGTCGTTGCTTCCGGTGTTCTGCGCCGTCTCAAGCGTTTCGTCCTGTGAAAGCTCGTAGGCCAGCTCGATGCAGCCGTTGATGATCCCATCGGGAACCGTATCGGTTGCCACGGAGTTGCCGTCCGCATCGGTCACTCCGGTACGGGGCCACTCCAGCGTTTGTGCTGTGTCGGTCTTCGATCCGATGAAGCACTGCTTGTCGAGAAGCCGCGTGGCCGTGATCAGCGACCTAGCCTTGGTGTCGTTATCGACTGCCGACCAGTTGAGCCCAGCGCGAACCGAATCGCCCAGGTAGGTGTCGGCAGATGCGATGGTGGCGTAGCTGTTGCCGGAAGTTCCGGTAGTGGGCGTACTAGGCATTGTCGATGTTGGGTTCGAGGGTCAGGGTTCCGACTGCAAACACTTCGCTGTTGCCGCTGCCATCCACACCCTCTAGCTCGATGTAGTAGCTGCCGGGGGTCAGGCTCGTCGTGTCGGCTTCGAGCAGTGTGATATCAACAATACCGCTGGCAGGTGTGGTCTTCACCACCTGCGTCGGGTCGCTGGTGCTGTTCAGGTCGATAACAGCACCAGTTTCGATCGGGTTGCCCGAAGCGTTGGTGCGGGTCGCAGCCCAGCGGATCGTGTAGGATGTGATATCCAGCGCCGCGCCCGAGTTGTCCTCGTCCGTGACGGTGTACCTGAGCACCTTGCGGTTGCCTCGGTACATGGTGGCGTCTTGTGCTGTCTTTGCCATCAGGCTTTCGTACCTCCGAGGTCAGCGATGTCGTCTGAGCTGCCGCTAAGGTTCACAAGTATATCCGAACTAGCGGTAAGCTCCGTAGTCGTATTTTGCGAACCAGCAAGAGCTGTGAGAGTGTCCTTGGTGCCTGCAAGGGCAACAATGGTGTCTTTCGATCCCAGCAGCTCCGTGTCTGCGCCGAGAAGTTCGGCATCGGACAGGGAGACAGAGGGCGCAGAGAGGGCGACGGTGATCTCTGCATCGAGGATCAGGGACGCAGCAGCATCGGCGCTGATGGGTCTCAGCGAAGCGTCGATCTCGGCGTCCAGCAGGAGATCCGCTTCCAGAGAGGCGGAGGCAGCGGGCAGCTCCGGTGCGGCCTGCACGTCGAAGAACGATGCGGCCTCCAGAGAGGCCTCAATCGCCGGGAGGCCCGTGGTGATGGCCGCGTCGAGGATCTGTTCCGCAACAACGCTTGCGGAGGCTGCGCCGAGCTGCGCGTCGATCTCGGCATCCACCTGGGCTGCGGATACATCACCAACCACCGTGACGGAGGCGCTAGGCAGCGCGATCGATATCACTGCGTCTAGCAGCAGCTCTGCGACAGCGGAGGCGGACACACTCGGGAGCCCAGCGGTGATCTCAGCCTCGGTCAGTAGCTCCTCGGCGGTGATGTCCACGCTCGCAGCGGGGAGCCCAGCGGTGATCACTGCGTCTAGCAGCAGCTCTGCGACAGCGGAAGCGGCGGCGCTCGGGAGTTGAGCTGACGTGCTGGCCTCTATCAGTTGCTCGGCAACGGCGCTCGCGGACGCCGCAGACAGCGTGGCGGTGACTTCCGCATCGAGCAGTAGTTCGGCGACCGCTGATGCCGAAGACGCCGGTAGATTGGCATCAGCCGATGCTTCCAGCAGCAGCTCGGCCACCGCACTTGCCGACATGGGAGCAAGCGTCACGCTGATGTCGCTGTCCAGCAGTAGCTCTGCGGTAGCGGAGGCGGACACACTCGGCAGCGCGAGCGACACTTCCGAGTCGAACAGCAGCTCTGCGACAGCCGATGCGCTGGCAGCAGAAAGCGCCGCCGTCGCCTCGGCATCGAACAACTCCTCGGCCACGATGGACGCGCTGATCGAGGGCAGTCCACCTGTGGTATCAGCAAGGAAAGGAAGCTCCTCGACCACGAGCATGTGGTATCTGCGAGGAGTGCCTGTAACTAGCCCGATGTTTAGCGTGTATTCACCCTCGTCCCGAGACTGAATGATTCCACGTTCGAGGTTGTTTCCCGAGTGACCATCCATCGAGTGAACGCGACCATCGTAATGGCACCGCGTCACCGTCGTTGTTACGCTGTTCTGGTCTGCTAGGGCGATACCTGCCTGATTGAACGAGGCATCGGATACCCCAAGTGCGACCGCGCCCGCAGTGCTGAACCCGGTGGCAGATGCGGCACTGTGGGTGGTGTACCAGAACCCTGGCAAAAAGCCGAGCCCTGAGCGGGTGGACGACCCGGTTGACGACTCGAATGTCTGAAGCGGCTGGTATGCGTAACTGACCGTAGACGGCAGACCCACCGCCAGACCGATGATATCGGGACCGAATGCTGTGCCTGATGGGCCATTACTGTCTACCTCGAACGACGTGCTCGTGTAGTTGTCGATAACAGTCTGTCCACCGAAGATTAGAGGGAAACCAAGTCGGAGAATGGTTCCAAGTCGGTCTTGGTGGAGGGGCCGATATGTGTCCGTGGTGGTTACATTGTCTCGACTATACAGACCAGCAGAGCACACCGAATCAGACCCATCGTTTACAGCAATACCATATGTGGTGAGGATGCCGTTCGAGATAGCACCCGTCGTACCTGTGTTTGCCGTACTGGTGAGGATGAAATCAGCCTCGAACCCACAAGGCACCGTCGTAGCTGCGCCACTAACGGTCGGGGTATCCGCCCAAAAGGCATGGCAGGACGTACCGGATCCGAAATACAGGATGACGACGAATCGGTATTGTGTTGCTGATACAGTTGTGAAGTTGATCCGAACACCGTTAGAGATGAACGACACAAACTCCCCAACCACCTCTTCAGCTTGGGTATCAGGGTCGATAATCCTGACCAGATCAGTAGACGTGCTCTGACCGGAATCAGCGGTGGTGACGTTATCGCGGCTGAAGGTGGAGTGGACGTATGTATTTGTGCCATCCGACACACCCCACGAAGACGACATCCCATTGGCGTCAGTGCCGCTCGCTCCTGTAGCCCGTACAGCCATGACGAGACAACCGACAGGCGTACCGCCGATGCCGGAAACCGTATAGTCCTGGTTTCCGGTACTGGTCGGCGTCTGCTGCGCGTCGATTACCTGTACGTCATACGGGCGAGTCATTACTGGATCATCGCCTCAAGTCGGGCTCGACCGGCGGCATCGGGCGGCGCGGGACGACGACAGGCTCAGGCTCGGGGGCAGGAGCGGGGACGACTTGTTCCGCTCCATACCGCACGAGCCTGTGCTGTGCCTCTTCGAGAAGTAGATACACCTCTCGAAGCTCCTCGGCCTGCGTGGTGTAGTCGCGCTTGCCTTGAGTGGCAGTCACGACCACACCAGCCATCGCAAGACCAGCTAGAATGCGACGAGTATTCCTGGACATCAGCTCTCAGGCATCGTGGCGTTGAAGCTCGTGATACGAACAGCAGCGCCAGAGACGATCGAGGTCGAGTTCAGGGTCATGTCGCCACCACCGGCAGTGGCCGTAACGTCGCCTTGCATGATGACGTTCGAGTTCGAGTCAATCACGCGAAAGAAGCTCGCGGTGCCGGTGGCGTTGGCAGAGGTGTCCGTCTTCGGCAGACCGCTGGCCGAGGCGATAGCGCCAGGGTTGTTGTCGCTGGCCGCGCCGAAAGCCGGATCGGCAAGGTCGATCTCAGCAAGCACCGTCTGGGTGGTGATAGCGGTGTCGGCGTCAGCCGGTTCCGTACCAGCGTAGATGATCACCTGACCGGCAGTAGCACCGCCGTCAATGAGATCAACCACAGCGTCAAGCGCCGCGATGGCGGCAGCGTTGGACAGGAAAAAGTTAGCCATTGTCGTCGTCCTCGGGTTGTTCCTCGGTGGGTTCTTGTTCTTCCATCGGCTCGAATCCGCCCAGTGCGGAGTCCATGTCCGATGTGACTTCGATCGGTCGTGTGAGACCCATGAGGTCACGGACCTCATGGATTGCAGGGTCATCGGGGGCCAAGACAGCACCGGCTCGCGCCATCTGCTCCAGGCTCGTGGTGACTTCCTCGACGCTGCGATACTGGAGCTTGTCCGTCTTCACGGTCGGCTTGAGCTTTATATCCCAGCCGTTCAGCTCGAAGATGCGCGTCACATAATCAGCAGCGAACGCCTCGGCCAACTCGTGCAGGGTCGAGTCGATGATGAGCGCGAAGTTGTGCGATTTCTCCTTCGCCATCGCAAACGATCCAACGCCGTTGTCGCCGAGAAGTAGCTGCTCGACACCAAGCACTCGGGCGATCTCGCGGTTGAGGCGATCCACGGTGCGTGCAATCTCGGCCTGCGTGCTGGACGACGCCTTCAGCAGCTCCATATCCCACTGCTTCGCGTTCGAGGGGCGCTGCGCCTCGTCCTGCGTCTCGTACGTCATGGAGTCCAGCAGCAGCCCCAGCTTGGGGTTGCGAATGTGGTTCTCCATGAACGTCTTGAGCGGCTGGAGGATGGCCGCCTTTTGGGCCTCCGACAGCTCACCGTTGCGAACTGCCGCGTCCAGCTCGGCCAGCGGAGCGCGGGCGAGCGGGATGCCGCGCAGATCGGACTCGAACCCGTAACCCTCAAGCTGCTCGAATCGCTTGAGGCGTCGGCAGGACTCGGCCACATGCCGGAACAGCCCCAGACCTTCGGGGCTGTCGTTCAAGCTATCATCGACGATGTAGACGAGCTTTTTCCGGGGCAGGTAGATTTCCTCGTAGTCCTGCGGGCTCCGCTGGATGACGCCGAGGATGTTGCCCTGGGGGTCGCAATCCCACTTCTCGATTGTCTGCTGCGGACGCGGGGCCAGATCAAGCAGACCCATCGTGCCGTCGTCACGGCGCTTCGCAGTCCACTCCTGGATGCTGAAGCCGTAGAAGCGGTACATGGCGGCACGACGAACAACCCGACGCCAAGGCGTCAGCATGTCGGTGGTCATGTCGGCCAGCAGCTCCGCGTAACGCTCGGCCTCGGGTCCGCCGTCCTCGGGCGGCTCGAACTTCCAGCCCGGCTTGGCGACGAGGTTCAGGAAGTACCGGACGCCAGCCGCGACGATGCTGACGTTCGCCAGCATGTTCGAGTACGTCTCGTACTTTTGACGGCCCTGGAGATCGCGGTCGCGCTCCTTCTCCTCGATGTAGCCGCCAATGACCGAAGTACCAGGGGAGCCAGCGGTTACAGTCGGGGGATAGGTACGCCGGGCACGCTCGATACCACGATCGCGGTACGATGCACCCTTCTTGACCGGCTCGTCGCTGTAGACGCCCGCTCCGAAAGTGTCGCTCATCCGATGGTTTCCGGTTTAGCGGCCAACGTACGCGAACGTCGGCGTATCAGCTTGCTGTACGCTCGACTGGCGGCATCGACCTGATCCTTGAATCGCCCGTTCGGGAAGTTCTCGACTTCAGCCAAGAACGCCCCATTCCAGGGAGCCCGAACAAGGTATACACTACCTGCTTCAACCTGGGAAGCCAAGGGGCGGGCTCTATCCTCCTTCGAGCCCGACTCCGGGCTGAAGGTGAAGTTGTATCCGTCGAGCAGGGCGGCAAAGTGCGCCATCTGGCTCTTGCCAGCCTGCCCAGGGTCTTGGGGGAAGTCCTGCAAGCAGTTACGACCGTCGCCGATGGCTGCTTCCTTGATCTTTTGATCGACTTGGTGGGCACTCCACTGCCCCCGCGCGATATCTTCAATGTAATATGAAACTTTATCGCCTTGCTCTACGCGCTTCATACGAAGGCCGACAGTATACGCTGCTCGACCATCTCGTGTCGCCGCAAGGTCCCAACCTCTCACAGAAATGCCTCCGCTGGGGACATCGGCAGGCTCGATGACCTGGAAGTCATCGCGTTTGAACATACCGCCTTCGCGGGGCGCGGGGCGCTGCTGGAGCTGACCGGCAACCGCGTAGTCCCCGCCGACCGAACGGAACGTCTTTTCGAGGGCAGCAACGGCGTTCTCGGGGAAGCGATCGGGCCACAGTAGCTCGCCTTCCTCGCTTCGCCAGTCCTCGAAGCCCAGGCTGGTCCTCGACTGATAGGGGTGCTCGGGCTCGTACCGCATGGGCAGGCACAGGTGCTCCCAGTCGTCGGACAGGTTCTCGCAGATGTGGCCTGCAACGTCAGCCTCGTGGACCCTCTGCATGATCAGGACCATCGCCGACTTCTCCTGATCGTTCACACGAGTTGGAAGTGTCTCGCCAAACCACATAACAGCGGCGGTTCGTTTCGCCTCCGACTCGCCCTCCCGAACATTGTGGGGGTCGTCGATGATGATGAAGTCGCCGCGCTCTCCCGTACCGACGCCCCCGATTGACGTTGCGAGCTTGAAGCCCGTTGCGCTGTTGCCCAGCTTTTCTTTGCCCCATTCCTTGCCATCGGGCTGGAAGACGTGACCCCAGTGTTTCTGAAACCGATCAGACTCGATGAGCTTCCGCATCTTCGAGTTATCACGAATGGTCAGGTCTTCCGAGTATGCGAACGCGACGAACCTCGCGTACGGCTTGTGGATCCAGGTCCACGTCGGCCAGAACACACTGGTCGTGAGCGACTTCATGCAGCCGGGCGGCACGTTGATGTTGATGCGCGTGATCTCGCCCCGCGTCACCGCCTCCAGGTGCTCGCATAGCACCTCGACCACCCTACCGCGCTTGAACTCGCGGCCCGGCTCCAGCTCGGACCACATGAACTCGACGAACTCGATGAGTGACTGCTCGGCCCGCTTGGCGCGGACCTTCTCAAGCACAGCGTCGGGGTCCGACAGGCCCGCCGCTGCCAGTTTCTTGAGAAGGTCACTCATTCGTCGAACTCTACTCCTCGGTATTCAGGCCAGCCGCGCTCGAAAGCATCAAGGACACAATCGCTGCAACAGTAAATACCGCTAAGGCGATCGAAATCGAATACTGACGTATCGACCGTATGCAGCTCCGAAGCAAGCGTATCATAGTCGCTGACTGTGACGAATCGGCGCGGGTCGATGACCGATCCGCACTCAGGACACGTCGGTCTCGGTTGATCCTCCACCCTCTTTCCTCTCCTTGACTCGCTCCAGGAACTCCTGGATCTGTTCGAGTTCGTCAGGGGTGAGATCAGATAGGTCCCCAAGTCCCTGGTCGTCCTGTACGTTCTGGACGATCTGCTTGTCCGCGAACGCCGGGAGGTGCGCTTTGAGGAGCGAGTGAAGAAGCGAATCAGAGTAGCGACGAACCTTCGCGGGGACAAGCCGTTGCTCCTCCTCTGGCTTTTCCTCATCGTCCGGGTGGATATCCATCGCCCGGCGACCTCGGTTGAAGATAGGCTCGTCCACGCCGTGAACACCACGACGCACAGCCTCGCTCACAAGTGACTCACGGAAGAACTGCATCGCTTCCTCGAAAGCCCTGGCAAACTCTTCGTTGGTCTTCAGGTGCTTACGCACAGTGTCTCGGTGGACACCGACCTTGGCGCACGCGATAGCACGCTGGCCTGTTCTTTGGATGATCTCCAACCACTCGGCCTGCCGATGTTTATCAAAGGCTTGATTGAGGCACCCAGATGTGTTGGGTCCTCGCTCGCCCTTGCTGTAGTTCGGGCCACCAGAGTTTTGCGATCCGTGTAGCATCCCCATGTCGGTTGATTGTAGTTGGGTAGACTACCAGTGGTCAAGGTGTTAGACTCAGAGCGTTGGTTCGCGTTTGCGAACCCTAGCAGGAGGTGAGCCATCCGGGCGGGTGAGAGGCCCGCGCAAGGGAGTCTTCGGGCTCCCTTGCTTATCAGGAGGCGCAGCATAGCTTACTGGCTCCCCGCCCGTCGCGCAAGTCGCCTTACCATAGCAGGTTGCCAAGGTCCACCAAGATGTGTCTTGTAGCCTTCTTTTTCGAGTTGCTTTGCGATTTTGCGATACGACATACCACGATCGCGCAACTCTGCCGCCCGCTCGGCGAAGTGGTCGGGGTACGGATCGTACCGGGTGAACCGCTTACCCTCTGAGCGAAGCTGTGCCATCGCAGCCTTCGTGCGTTCGCTGATCTGGTCCCTCTCGAACTCAGCGAGAACCGCGAGCATTCTGAACACCATTTTCCCGGCAGCCGTGGTGGTGTCGATCTTCTCCGAAAGCGAAACAAGCTCGCAGCCGTTACGGTCCAGCTTCTCAGCCACCCAGAGGGTGTCCCTGGTTGAGCGCGAGAGGCGCGAGAGGCTGTAGACCACCAGCGCGGCATTCTTCAGCTTGGCCGACTGCTCGATGGCCTCCAGCAGTCCAGGACGGCAGGAGAGCTTGGTGCCGGTGATGCCCCGGTCCTCGAACAAGTGGACCTCGGCCTCGGGGGCGTTCAGCTCGGCCCATGCGCGGATCTTCTTCCGCTGGGCCGCAAGGCTGATGCCCTCCACAGCCTGTTCTTCGGTAGAGACGCGCAGGTAGGCGATGACGTGCTTGATCGTAGTATCCATAGGTCCAGTATATCGGCTACAAGTGACCAGGGGTTGAGCGCGGTGGATACAAAATCTGTAAGCGTAGTGTATGTACCGAATGGCCCAGGGGGGGCGTCCAGAGGCCCAAGTGAGCCGAATCCTCACCACCTCACAGGGGGTGGTGAGGTAGTGGTGAGTGATAGTGAACTTCTAAGGTGGGTGTAGGTAGGGGGTTGTGTTTGTTTTCACAGCCTCACCGCCTCACCGCCTAGAAACGGAAGTCCCAGGACCACAGGGAAAGTGAGAGCAGAGAACAGGTATACACAGGTCTGTATATCTCTCTCTAAATAGTAGTGAGGTAGTGAGAACATTTGTATGTGGTTCAAAAATAAGGACTTACGACTCACCACCCCTGTTTTCGCAGGTGGTGAGGGGGTGTGAGGGTGGTGAGTAACCGCGCTCTAGTGGTCGAGAGCGCGGATCGCGCCCCATCTGGGCCTCTACGCTTAGGATGTTGCAATAGTCCTAAGCCTGGGCTGCTAGGAAATAGCAAAGTGAGTTGAGGCTGGATGTGGTGAAGATTTTGTCGGAGTCACTAAGGACCCCGAATCGGGGTCCTGGCGTTTACGATTCTGTGTAAGACTTATGTAAAGGGAAAACTTTTCCTAGGAAAACTTTTCCGTGTAAAAGTTGTGTAAATGTAGAGGCTATGTAAAGGGAAAACTTTTCCTCAAGTATCGGCCTCGCCCCTCGACGCCCTGCCCCGTGCCCCTCGACGCCCTGCCCCGTGCCCCTCGACGCCCTACGCCTGGGCCTGCCCCGTGCCCCTCGGCGTTTCCATCGGGTCGGATGGACACGCCCCGCCCCTCGACGGGGCCGACGGCCTGCCCCTCGACGGGGCCGTCGGCGTGCTCGACGGCCTGCCCCTCGGCCTGCGCCCTCGAAACCCTGCGCCTCGCCGTGCGCCCGCCCTGCCCGGTTCCGGTTCCGATTTCCGGCCTATCGGTCGGCGTGCCCCTATCCTGCGCCCCGTACGCCCGCCCAGGCGTCGCCCTACGCCCGCCCCTCGCCCCGTAGGGTTTCGCATCGGCCCGCCCTGCCCCGTCGCCCTACGGCCCGCACGGGTCGCCCTACGGCCTGCCCCTCGACGGCCTCGCCCCGTGCCCCGTACGGCCCTCGGCCCGCCCTACGGCCTCGGCGTCGGCCTGCCCCTCGGCGACCCCGCACGGCCCGCCCTGCGCCCCGATACGAAACGAAACGGGGCGGGGCCGATTCCTCGACCCCGCCCCGTCGGCGGTTCGCCCTGCGGGCGGATTAGTGCGCCTCGGCCCGCAGGGTTCGGCATTCGCCGCACGGGCAGGCCCCGACGCCCTCGACGGTTTCGTCGTCGCCCCATACGTCGAGGGCGAGGCCCCGTGCGACGTAGCATTCGCGGGCGTCGAATCGCTCGACCATAGCCTCGAATGCGGCGTCGGCGTCGGCCCCGTTTCGAGGGCGGGCGACCCAGGCGACGCCCGCACGGGAAACGCCGACGAATCGCCCGCCGTCGGCGAGCAGGCGACCCCGCCCGCCCCACTGGGCGAGGGCGACGGTTTCGAGGGTACGGGCGGCGAGGGTTTCGGTTCGGGTTTCCATCGTATCGGTTCGGGTTTCGGTTCGGTTCGGTTCGGTCGGCGAGCACTGCGCCCGCCTGCCCCTATGCTATCGGCGAGGCGTCGCCCCGACTTGCGCCGTTTCGACGATTTCCCGCAGGGCGTCGATATCGTGCTCGACGTACGCCCCGCCCAGGAACCCCGCCCCGCCGTTCGCCCTACGGCGGGCGACGGCCTCGACGTGCTCGACGGCCTGGGCCGTTTCGGGGCACGGGTCGAGCACTGCGGCGAGGCGAGCAGTACGGGCGGCGAGGGCGAGCAGGGCGTCGAAATCGTCGAGGGCGAGCATAGCGTCGAGGGGCAGGGCGAGCACGTCGCCCCGCCCCTATCCTATCGGCGAGCAGTCGGGCCGACTTGCGCCCTATTCGTCGGAATCCTCGGCGCAGGCCGAGCACGTCGCCCCGCCCTCGGCGACCCGTTCGTCGCCGCACGCCGGGCACGCCGC